CTCAAGAATATCAGAGGACGGTTCACGACCAAGGGCTAAGACCCAATCTGCATCATAGGCTAGTTGCTTTGACCATGCTACCTGACCTAATGTTGGAACGGTATTCATATTTGTTGCATCATCAGGTGTAGCAGAAGCAATAGCAATGACAGGGGTTTCTTCTGAGATAGCAAGAATCTTTAACTCACGACTGATGTTCTTAATCTTTACTACCTCGTTATCTGTCAGAGTGTTAGATTGCATAAGCTGAATGTAATCAACAAATACAATGTCTGGAGAATATTGATCTATCTTTCCCCGCAAAACTGCTGGCGTAACCTCTCCTAGTCCATCATTAGAAACAATCTGAAATGAAGGCATATTGTTTAGATACTTGTTACCCCAACGCTCAAACTCTTCAATGTCAATTTCTCCTGCACTAATCTTACGATGTGAAAATTGTCCACCTGCCATAATTGTGTAGGCACGATTACGAACCTCGCTTTCAGTCATCTCTAGAGATACAAAGAGTGGCTTCTTTCCATTCTTCCATGCCTGCACAGCAAGATACAATGCAAGCCACGACTTACCAATAGCAGGATAAGCAAGAAGGATACCAAACTGCCCTGGCATAATTCCAGAAGGTAGGTAGTTATCAAATCCTGCTAGACCTGTCTTAATGCCATGAGCACCAAGCCTATTTAATTCTTCAATATGCTTAAAATGTGCAACAGCATCTTCTACATCTACAACGTCAATATCTCGCACCTCTGCAGAGCCTCGCTTAAGATCAGCACTCTGAGAAATGAGGGTATTAAGGGCATCTTGAACCTTGTTCTCTTGAAGTTGTGATGCGCTAGTCTTTAAAAGTTCTCTAATCTTTCCGTCAAGGAAGTTTGTTCTTAGTTCATCTACATGATGCTTAGTAGCACCTACATCTTTTATAGGCTCAAAATCTCTGAACTTTTCTACAACAATAGATGCTGGAGGAATAGACATATTCTTTTCATAGTATGTCTTAATAAATTGCCAAACATCCCCATGTGTTCTAAATAATGAATCTGGATTTGCCTGCAAAAGAACGTGAATCTGCTTGTCTTCAAGGACTGCAGATAGTACCTTTGCTTCTAGATCGTCCATTAACTCTCCAACCATTCCTTAGCACCCTTGCGTAGCCGTGCTCGTAGCCTGCGATCATCTTCTTCTAACGTCTTAGATTGTAGCAGCTTATCAGAGTTGTATGCAAACCATGTCCAATCTGGGGATGCTGACACAACAAAATAATAATCTACTAAATCCTTGCACTCTTCATAGCCATATGACTCTATAAGTGCTTCTGCAGCCCATTGCTGAGAGTGAATATTGATTGGCTGTAAAGGAGCATTGTTTTCCTTAGCTACCTTTTTAAAGTAGCTTATTAGAGAATACCTTTGCTTCTTATCAGCCATTAATCCATTTCCCGCTTGGCTTCTTCAATCTTGCTCATAACCTTGCCTTCTACAAAGTCATAAACGCGATTCATTGCGGTATCTACATTCTCATCTGCACGAACATAATCTGTGCAACCAAGGTCCACCCGTAGGCTCTGAAAGTTACCAAGGTTGAGGGTATATCCAAGGTTTACAGTAACCTCTGTTTTTTCTGACATTATTCTCCTAATATGTTTGTTCCGACCAGACAGGAATGTATTCCCCATCCTTCGTCCTCGTGTAAAGCATCAAGGCATCACCCATCTTAGCACGCAATTCTTGCTCAGTCAATACGCTATTAGAAATTCTTCCATCTTTTCTTGGACGGCCCCTATGAATTGTAGACATTCTTTCTCTGATTGTAAAGATGTAATCTTCAGAATAGTAAGCTTTTTTCCTAAATACATTTTTGCCTCCAGCAACAGCCCCTACTGGAGGATTTATAAGTCCTTGCCTAACATATTTATTTAGTTGCATATGTGTTCTGCCTAAAAGTTTGGCAGTATGAGAAACTAGATAAGCTCTCTTTCTATGCTTTTTAAAGTCTGAAAGCAACATTGTAATTTCTTTTTCATTTACAATGTCATAAAGATATACTATATTTGCGCCACGATTACTATTAATAAATCTTACTAGATTTTCATCAACAAAAAATATTGTTTTACTAGGTTTTACTTGCCGTTCCAGGCTGTCACCATTCTCATCTCGTTCCGATGAAGCCATTGTATATTCCTTCCAAATCTACTTGGTGGGTGATAAATATTTCTACCTCCACAAATTATGCAAAAGGTTTCTAAATGATCGGCTGATGTGTGTACCCGATCAACAAAAATTCTTCCTTTACATTTTCTACATTTTAACATTATCGTTATTTCTTTAGTGAATTATTATATCACCTAGAGACACCTATTGCAATAACATTTATGTTAATGTCAATACTGCCACCAGCGTTATATCTTACGTTTCCATCAACCCTACTAGTTGTTATATTTTTTAAAACTAGGGTAATGTTATCTCCTGCTGTTGAAGATGTATTATTTTGAACTGTTGCTGTAACAACTGGAACATACAAAAAATCTGGTGAAAAATCTGCTGACCATGATTCGGAGCTGCCAGCAGATACGTTTCCTACCTGGATATTTTTTGTTGTTGCAAAAAATCTTAAATTATTTGTAGAAACATCTTCTCTAAGATTAATGCCGTTGTTGATTACAGAAGTCGTATTTGATGTTGTTATCTGATTGTTTAAATCATTAATTGCATTAGCAATCTGATATAAATATGCCAAGTCAATTGGCTGTCCACGTTCAGGTAATGGTATCTTCATAAATTCTCCTAATGTAATTATATCAGAGGGCTACATTTTCAGTTTCAAATATTTTAAATTTATATGAAAATGTTGGTGGATGATTAGCCATTTGGACCATTACTTTGAGAGTAGATGCTCCAGATCTTTTTAGAATGTTGATATCGCTATCAATCGTTCTTCCATAATATTCATAGTCTCCAGAGTCCCAGGATACAAAAACATCCATTGGGTGAGTTTTCCACTCGCTTTCATGATTATGAAGAACAGACGCTCCTACTGCAGATGCACCTACATTAAAGTAAGATGGAGTTTCCCAGTAAACCCCGACAACGCTGCCTGATGAAGTAATTTCATATGGGCTTTCTAATGGGAAAATTTGTCCTGTGCTTTCTATTGTATAAAGAGTGGAATACTGAGATTGCCTGTTTCTATCTTCTGATAATATTCTAAATCTAAAAACATGGTTTCCATTAATATCTGGTGGCGGAAGATCCTCAACTGGTATTATGAACTTTGCCATTATGTATCAACGCCAATACCAAACCTATACTCTACGAAGTTATTTGTATTTTGCGCCTTTAGAACTGGATATGCGAAATCACTACGAATAATGTTGTACCCAACAAGTCCGTAAAGGGGGTTGTCCAAAGAAATATTTTCTAATCTAAGGCCATCAAAAGCTATGTAGTATGTGTCTAATGGATTATCTCCAGAGTCTAGAGCACAGGCATAAAGTCTTACTAGGTTTATGTTTGCCCACGAAAATGTATCGTCAACATTAAACTGAGATATTGTTCTTGTAATTGAGCGATACCTGCTTTGTGGATCTGGGGACTGTCCCGTATTTAATACTGTAAAGTCTGATTGTTCTAATTCTATTCCAAGCCTCGCCTTTGGTGATTCTAGATCAAGTCCAGGCAAATCATTAACAAAATCAAGTACGACCCTAACTCTATCTGGTGCAGTATCATTATTTGCAATCTTGCTTATTACAGAAAATACCATTTTGATTTGATCTGTTGGAAGATTTTGGCTTAAATTAAAGGCTACGGTAGAGTTTTCTACTCTATACCCTCCAGACGCAACGGAATAAGATCCATCAACATTGATATCTATAAATGAAGATGATCCAGAAACTGCCAAGGCATTCGTGTAGAATCTTGTTGGCTCTTGACGCAACTTTCTATTTTCATTATCAAAAACTGTTGAGTCTGATGATAAATAAAATGCAATGTCATCAACAATAAAATTAGCACTAGCATCTGCTAAAACTGAATCGTCTGTAATTGAAAGAACACTTGATGAGGAATCTTGTGAATAAACAACCCATGTCTCAGTTGGTGTAAATACAGACAATGCTTTACTATCGAATGCTCCCGCTACAGCATTAGAGTCTGATGGGTAAAAACCAACCTCTGATATTTGATATCTTTGTTCTGTTGGCATCTCTGCCTTAAATACAATTTTTTCTACCCCATCTTCTTTTACAAAGCCTTTTGCTGTAATCGGAACTCGTAAAGCCTCAAAATCTAGGGCATCCTTTTCTTTTAGCTCGTCAATATCATCAGAACTTAAAGTTTGTCCTGGAAAAAGTGGTTGTGATCCACATCCTGCAGCAATGTGGGTAGCAAATTCTGGTGCTTGACCAAGCAAAAATTTACCAATAATTTGTTTTCCGTCGTTAGTTATCATGCTTCATCTACCAAATTAATTGTACCAGAATTGGCTATTTCAAAGTCTATGATCTCATCATCTTCAAGATTATCAAGTTCTATTACTAG